TAGTCACCGCATCAGTCCAGGCAAATTCTGAAGTCATCACTGCCACGCTGACAAGCGGATCGGAGCAAATGACCGCAGCTATCAATGTGGCTGCGCGTGGCACTACTGGTCCGACTGGTGCAACTGGACCAACGGGGCCGACTGGCGCAACAGGAGCGACAGGAGCGACAGGAGGTTCAGTGTCTCACTACAGTTATGCAGCACGCACTAATACCACTTCTGGTGATCCAACTACTAATCAGTTGGGTTGGAATAACTCTACTCAAATAAGCTCAACAGCTTTAAGGGTTAATCATACCGATCAAGACAACATCGACGACAGCATATTTTTAGCTCTCGTAAGCGTAAACGACATCCTTATTATCCAAGACAAAAATGACGCGGCTAACTACCAGAAATGGCAAGTAAACGCCACGCCAACTTTAAATGCTACTTGGAATAACTATCCTGTAACTCTCTTGGCTAGTGCTGGCACAGGCACAACAAATTTTGCTAGCAACCACCCTTTGCTTTTTGTTATTGCGGCCACTGGTGCAACTGGACCTACAGGACCTACAGGACCTACAGGACCACAAGGACCAACTGGGCCTACAGGAGCTACAGGAGCTACAGGAGCTACTGGACCACAAGGGCCGACAGGAGCAACTGGAGGAGTCTCTTCGGTAGCGGGACGCACTGGCGCAGTAACGCTTGCTGTTGCTGACGTAAGTGGCGCAGCACCAACTGCATCGCCAACTTTTACTGGTGCCACAACCATATCAGGAACCGCAGCGTTCACGAACACTGCTCGCCCAACAGCAGTAAACGTAACTGGCACTCCAGCATCGACTGATCTGATCAATCGCAATGATGGTGATGCTAGATACTCTAGGATTCAAGAAGCCATTGTTGCTACCGTCGAAACAACTGGAACAAATACCACTACATACGTTGATTCAACACAGGGCCAACTCGCGCTAGCAGTTGGAACATACATTATTGAAACATGGCAGCAAGTGGAAGGAACTGGAGCGCATCCATTGGGTTGCAATGCAAAAACCAAACTTCGTTGGACTGGAACAGCTACATCATCTGGATTACGTTTTATGGCTGGGCCATCAACAGTATCTCCTTACAACCAAAATGCAGTTCCAGTAATGTCTCAAAATGGAGGAAGAGTTTTTGATACTGAAGTGATGTATAATTATAACACAAATTATGGCGGAATCAATCATCTGCGATTCAAATTTGTGGTAACTGTTGCTGGCACACTCTACATTCAATTTGCTCCATCCGCTGCTGTCGCTGCACAACTTTGCTCTCTTCATGCTGGAAGCTTTCTGCGAGCAACTCAAATTGCCTAACACTCATGTATACCTCAATCACTCCCGCCTTCCGCGCTGCCGCTGAGATCGAGCAGATCACTGCCGACACGATCTCGTTCGTCGAAGCTCGCCTCAAGCAACTGCACGAACTCGCTGCTGATCCCGCCGTCCTCGATGTCTTTGGAAAGAATGCAGTGGCTGCACTCACCGCTTACTCTGCATTCCATGCAGCACTGAGCGTAGCCAAGCTCGACCACAGCGCTCCTGCGTTCGATCTTGCGATCTTCCAACCGCAGCCAGATGGCAGCGTGAAATACATCGCGCCGGTAATCGAACTCGATCAACCCGCTGATGAATCCGCTTGATCAACTACCACTTGCAGGCAAAGGCATAGTCGGCGTGACTGCGCCACTTGCCAGCATTGTCGCCACGCTCCCGGGTGATCTAAATCCATGGCTGCAAAGCATAGCTCTACTCGCAGGCATCATCGTCTCGGTCCTATCAGCCGCATCCATCATCCGCAAAAATCTTAAGTGACCCTGATCATTCAGTTGAGATCAACGATATGATCAAGGCGCTCATAATCCTCAAGAATACGAAATAATGAATACTATCACCGAATATCTCAAAATGGAATCCACTTGGCGTGGCATCATCCAACTCGTCACCGCGTTCGGCATCATCGTCCAGCCTGCGCAGGCCGCTGCGATCATCGCTGGTGGCACAGCACTCGTCGGACTCATAAACGCTTTTAAACGAAGCTAAATGCCAAGGCGCTCAGTTCCATCTTCGGTGATGATTGGCGGAATAAGATTCCGCATCGTCATCAAGAAAATGGAGAACTGGGGAATGATGCACTTCGACGATCGGGAAATCTGGATCTCGGAAGATGCATTGAAAAACAGGGTGATCCTGATTGATACCATCCGCCATGAAATGCTGCACGCCACGCTATCCATTGCCGGCCACTCCTGGGCAAAGAAGATCGAGGAGGAACCAATTGTCCGAGCCATTGAACACATCTTTCTGCCAGCGGTCGACGCACTGATGGCAAAACTCAACAAGCTATGAGCTGGAAAAAATTCGTCGTTTGCGGTGATTCTCACGGCTCGCTTGTCTGCGAGAGGTCGAAGAAAAAATTCTTGGACTTTGTCGATGACTGGAAACCACATCACCGCATCCACCTCGGTGATCTCTGGGATTTCTCACCGCTCCGCAAAGGCGCTTCGCAGGAGGAGAAGGCCGATGGCATCGCGGACGACTATGTGGCAGGCATCGAGTTTCTCGACGAGTACAAGCCGCATTTCCTGACCCTCGGCAATCACGACGACCGGATCTGGATGCACTCAACGCACTGTGCCGATGGCGTCATGCGCGAACGATGCTCGCAGCTCGCTGAGGCATCCGAGACTGAATTCAAGAAGCGCAAGATCCAGTGGGTTCCGTATCACGTCACGCGCTATCTCCAGATGCCCGATGGCGGACCGAAACTAATCCACGGATTCCGTTCGACGATGTATCCAGCCAGGGCGCATTTCGAGAACTGGGGGCCGAGTATCTGCGGCCATGTTCACAAGCCGGACACCTATGTTGCCAGGCACATAGACGGACAGGCATCTTACTCGGTCGGGTGCCTCGCAGACATCAGCAAGATGTCCTATGCCGACAGGATGCCTGCGAAGCTCGCGTGGCGCAAAGGATGGCTCTACGGAATGATCCACAGCAAAACTGGAGCATGGAACGCCTGGCACGTTACCGAGGAGGGTGGGCAGTGGATCTCACCAATGGGGATTTTGTAAAAAGATGAAAACCACCACCAAACAAGCACTCTCTGGCCTAGATTTTGCGATCGCGCAGTGCATGCCACATAATCGCATGGCAGATGAATTTACGCTGGCTGAGTATGTCGTAAAAACCAGAATCAACCGCAGCACCGCACAGCAGCAGCTCGACCGATTAGTCGGACAAGGACTGCTCACCAAGCGAAAGATCGCGATCGATAGTCGCCTCACCAATCTTTACCGCAAGCCATGATCGCCGAGCGCCTTGCCAAAGCAGCGGAGTCGCAGGTCGGCGTCCGCGAGACAAAAACCAACGGCGGCCAGAAGATCGAGGAGTATCAACGCGCAACATGGCTACCAGTCGGGCCATGGCCATGGTGCGCTGCCTTCGTCTGCTGGTGCGTCCGCGAAGCGATCGATGGCGAGAAATACACCTTCCCAAGGCCAGAGACTGCCGGCGCATGGGATTTCGAGAAGTGGTGTCGGAGCGTTGATGATTCCGTGGTATTGCACAAGCCACACAAGGACGACATCCGGCGCGGTGACATCGTGATCTTTACGTTCTCCCACATTGGCATCGCGGTTGCTAACATCGATGCCGATTTTTTTGTGCATACGATTGAGGGGAATACCAACTCTGATGGTGCTAGAGAAGGAGACGGAGTTTACCGGAAGCGCAGGCACGCGAGCAAGATCCGCTCGGTAATACGCTTCATGGTGTGAGTACACTCGGTCAGTGTAGGGTCAAATCCAACGTCAAGAAAAATCGTCTTTTGAGGTGAAAATAAAAAATCACTCTGAAAGACGATTTTTATTGCGATATGGATTCTGCGAGTCATTGTGACGGCGGTTGCAGGACGCAACTTGAACCAACCAACCAACACCATGAACAACCTAATCACTAAGTCAGGAACCCAAAACATTCTGCTTACCGCAACAAACGCAGACAACAGTATTCGCACCCAATCCTACTACTGGACTGCTGAGGAAGCAATTTCTGCTGCCTGCCGGATCGGTGGTTTTTATACGATCCGGAATGTCGAAACCGGGGTACTAATCGAAGCTCAGTGGTAATTAACTTAGCCGGTGGTTCGATCCCCCCGGCAATTTTGAATGAACCAAACCAATATGTACCTACCAGTCATCATCGCATCAATCCTCGGAATCTTTGCATTTCAAATTATCGGCCAATCATGGAGCAGGGCCACTCTTTCGTGGGCGGCAATTATGGCAATCATTCCAGCTTGTTACGGATTCGCTATTCTCGCTCACCTCATCAAGCCATGAAAAACCGAAAATTCTTTAAACTAAGAACCACGGAGCGAGATCCATTCGTGATCGTCCGCAAGGAATCAAGCCACGGCTACCAGTTCTGCATCGAGCGTCTGAAAGGTGAATTCTACCGTATTCTTCCATTCGGACCCAAGGACATTTTCGCAGTCTCAATGATGAGTCACCGCGAGGACAAATTCGCTCCTGCCAATGGCAACGGCATCATTCTCACCAAGGAAATCGTCAAGAAATTCGACCAATAAAAACCAATGAAAACACGATCGCAAACCATCAAAATCCTAAACTGTCTTGCCAAAGGCAAACCCATCACACCCATCGACGCTCTGGAGAAATTCGGATGCCTGCGCCTCGCGGCGCGGATCTCGGATCTTCGCGCTGATGGTCATCAGATCACTACAAAGATCGCCAACAAGAACGGCAAGCGATTTGCCCAATACTCGATGTCATGAGCGACAAAATCAACTACCGTGAAAAGGTGCCATGCTTCGGCAATCAGCCGCAGGCCGACATCGAGCTATTGAAGAAAACCGCCGAGGCCGATCGCAGACGCGAGGCGCTACTAGACTACCTAGAAGAGGATGCAAATCACATCGAATCCATGATCCTTACAATCTGCATGGCGGTCATCTGCGGATCACTCATCACAATCGGATATTTTCTACACCCAATAATCACCCAATACCTAAAATGAGTACAACTGAAATCACACCACATAAACCATCCGCCTTGGCCGTCATGGCCGAGAACATCAGCGTCGAGCCTGCCAAGCTGCTGGCTACATTGAAAGCCACAGTCTTCAAAGGCGCGACCGACGAGGAGTTGCTGGCGCTTGTCGTCACGGCAAATACCTACCAGCTCAATCCACTACTCAAGGAGCTATATGCATTCCCGAAAAAGGGCGGCGGCATCACTCCAATGGTCGGAATTGATGGCTGGCTGAAGATCGCTAATCGCCAGCCTAACTTCGATGGCATGGATGTTGCAACATTTGGCGACGATAAAAACCCAACCCATGCAACCTGCACAATCCATCTCAAGGATCGCGCTCACCCAGTAGTGATAACCGAGTATTTTGAGGAGTGCAAACGCGAGACAGATCCGTGGCGCACGATGCCAAGGCGCATGCTTCGAAACAAGGCGATGATCCAAGCGATTCGCGTGGCATTCGGCATCGGAGGCATCCACGACGAGGACGAGGCAAGAGACATTGGCGGTATGAGAAACGTGACCCCAAAGATCACCAAGCTCGACGCTCCGATCAATCCATTCGCGAAGTTGGAAGTTGTGAAGGAAGAAATCCAAGAACAGCCAAGCGCCGGATTCGACGCTGACGCCATTGAACCAGAACTATTATGAGCGCCGAGGAACAAGCACACAGGGCGATAGACTTGATCGCCGCAACGCTGCCACCTGAGAACGCAGCCGAGGAACTCGCGGCATTCCGTGACATCGGAAGGCGGATCTTCGGACAACTCAAGGAGGCAAGGCAGAACCTGCGCTTTCAAGTCAATATCTCCAAGGCCAATGGATTCACGGCTGCGGCGAAACGAGCATGGGAGGACTGGCTATGATCATTCACCCACAAATGATCCAGCAGTCAGAGGAGTGGTTCCGCGCTCGCTCAGGCAGGCCAACCGCATCGCAATTCTCGCGGATCTTAACGGCTACTGGCAAGGACTCGTCGCAGTGGGAAGACTTTGCGATCGAACTGATCGGCCAATGTGTCCGTCCAGACGAGATCACGTTTGAAGGTAACCGGCACACTGATCGTGGCAACGAGCTAGAGCCAGAAGCGCGTGATCTATTCGCGGACATGATGGATCTGGAAGTCAGCGAGGTTGGATTCATCACCAGGGACGATGGCGTGATTGGATGTTCACCTGATGGACTTGTGACCAATCCGAACTCATCGAAGTGGATCGCCGGACTGGAGATCAAATGTCCGCTCGCAAAGAACCATATCAAGTATCACATCGAGAACAAGGTGCCGGACGCATACCGCGCCCAGGTACATGGATCGATGGCGGTCACTGGACTCAAACACTGGTATTTCATGTCCTATTGCCCAGGTATGAATCCATTCATCATTCGGGTGGATCGCGATGAGTATACCAAGCAACTCTCGGATGCGCTTGATCGGTTTCTGATATTCTACGCAGAGCGCCGCAAGGCCGTGCTGCCAACCATTTTGGAAGCATGATCACTATCGGAATCGACCCGGGAAAAAATGGCGGAATCGCCGTAATCGACGAACAAGGACACGCCTATGCTGACAAAATGCCGGAGACTTTGCAGGACTTGTTTGAACATTTTGATTCTCTCAATCTGTCTCATACTGGAGATCGCCGAGCTTACATTGAGCAGGTGCATTCATCACCTCAAATGGGAGTCAAGAGCGCGTTCACTTTCGGCAATGGTTTCGGCCATTTGGAAATGGCTTTGACAGCCTGCGGCATACCTTTCGAGCGCATTAGGCCACAGGCGTGGCAGAAGGCTCTCGACTGCATGACAAAGGGCGACAAGAACGTATCAAAGCGCAGAGCGCAGGAGCTGTTCCCGACTCTCAAAATCACTCACTCGACGGCAGACGCGCTGCTGATCGCGGAATACGGAAGGAGGCTGAAATGAGCCTCGAAAGATACAGCTCAAAGGATCTGCTTAGGGAACTCGAAAGAAGAACCAAGGATGGACTGATCAGTCGCGACCTCGATGTTCTGAACAAGATCGCCGATGTGTGTGGCGTGTCATCTCTCAGCATTTTGGGTCATAGTCGGATCAAAGAGGTCGCCTGGGCGCGGATCATTTATACCAACGTCATCCGTGGTATCTACCCACACTGGTCATTACAGCGCACTGCGACATCAATCGGAAGGAAAGATCACACCATCGTCTTGCATCACATCAAACGTGCAGCAGAACTCTACGAGGACGAACTGGAATTCAGGAAGCTACTCAACAAGGCTATGAAGGCCGTAAAATTATGAATCACCCCTGCTCACTCTGTGGCTCGACAAACTGGCCAGATCCAGAATCCCTCTGCCCACTATGCGATGGGCCTGCTGAACATCGGCCAGATCCAGACGATGATCGGGATCACGATTCGCACGACGACGAGAGGTACAATGAAAAACCCTAACCACAAACAGCGATGGACTTGATCGAAGTCGCCTCGACCGATAAACGAGGAAACGCATGTCGCTAACCATGCTCGCTGACCACTTTGTTTAAACAAAAAAATCTGGTGCTGTTGTGGGCGTGGCCCGTCCCACAACGTGAAGGCTCCATGTGGATTCCAAATCCGCAAAAAGTCAACGGGCCGTCACTCTACTAAAACTATGAAAATAACACTAGAACTCTGGGACGACCAATCAGACATCGACGATAATATCGAAAGCAGCATGTGGGTGATGAAGCTCAATGGGACAGAGTTTCCAGAAGGAAAGAACTCGCTCATGACTTTGGACGCTGCCCACAGAATCGTGAACAAACTACTAGAAATCGAAGAAATAGCATACCAAGACGAACTATGAACAAAGAAAACGCACACTTATTTTTGCCACTTATCCAAGCGTGGGTTGATGGCAAGAACCTACAATATCGAGAGTACGATGATACCTCATATTGGGAGGATTTTGAAAAAGATGAAGAAATCTCCTTTGGTGATGATCCAGAAAAGTACCGCATCAAGCCAGAACCGCGGACGTTTGAGGTGTGGGTTACTCCAGACGGAGTCCTCTGGTCTTCACATGTGATCCCATTCACAAATTGGAAACACATCACCGTGCAGGAGGTGCTGGAATGATGGACGGGATATATCTTGATGAGCATGGCAACAAGTTCATTTTGAAAAACGATAGATGGATCGTGGAATGCTGCGACGAGCCGAGAGGACTCGTAGGAGGAATCTGCGATTTTTGCGGAAACGAAGTACAGCCAGACCCAGAAGGAGTTTTAATTTACAAGCAACCAACCAACCAAGATGAATGAAACAATCCAACTCGCAATTGCCGCAATCATGGTGATTGCAATGATGCTAATTTACTACAAGTATTACTAACAAGGAAACCAACACATTAATCTCACAAACACAAACAATACAACACGATGGCGACACTAATTAAACTGAAAATCGACGTAACGAAACTCGACAAGAACCTATTCTTTAAAGCCAAGTCTGGCGCGGTCTATGCCGACCTCGACTTTTGGCTGACTGACATTGTCGCCGATATCCCAACCAAGAACATCGCGGAACTCATCGAAGACGACCAATATGGGCAATGCGGAATGATCCGCCAGGACGTCGGGGCCGAGCGCAGGAAGGCCGGGGAGAAAGGCAACATCCTTGGAAATGGCAAGCTGCTGCAACCAAGACAGCCGGCACAAGCGCAGAACTCTTTCAAACCTGCCGCCCAGGCATCAACCACGATTGAAGACGAAGACGATGATATCCCATTCTGAAGCTGTCGAGATGAGGCGCTGCCGCAGGTGCGATGAACTGAAGGAGATCATTGCATACCGCTTCAATGAGCATGCCCGGTGCCATGGAAGAACCTGCCTTGGGTGCTTGGACAAGATCCAGCAGAAGATCGAGATCAAGCCACCTTGGGAGATTTACGTTGGAAGCGTCAGGCTATACCTCGTCGGTCCCGGGCCGCATGCCATGCTGCGATGCTCGGAGCCGGTATATCGTGGCAAGATCGGAACGCCGGAAGAATGGAACATCGCGCGGAAGGCGCTGCGGATCTTAATCAAGGATCATGGCGAGGATCTCGAGGCGAATGGGGACACAATCGCGAGGGTACTGGAGATGGCGAGAAACATGACCAAGACAAAATGAACTACACGAAACTATTCAACTCAATCATCACATCGACCATTTGGACCGAGGACGACAAGACACGGATCGTCTGGATCACGATGCTGGCACTGGCCGACAAGAACGGCGAGGTGCAGGCGTCGATACCTGGACTAGCTCGCGTGGCCGGCGTCTCGATCGCCGACGCCGAGATCGCTATCGGAAAATTCCTTTCGCCGGACGAATACAGCCGGACCCCAGACGACGAAGGCCGACGCATCGAGGCGATCGACGGAGGCTGGTATTTGCTCAATCACGCCAAGTATCGGGAAATGGCAAGCCGGGAAGACTCTCAAGAGAAGAACCGCGATCGGCAGCGGAGATTCCGAGAAAAAGATGAGCGTAACGGTAATGTAACGCTTCGTAACGCTTCCGTAACGCCATGTAACGCTGACGTAACGCTATGTAACGCCGATGTAACGCCTCGTAACGCTACCGTAACGCATACCCTGCACATAGCAGAAGCAGATACAGAAGCAGATACAGATAAGACTAAGAGAGAGAGAGAGGAAGAGGCTCCGCTCGCTCGCTCTCGGTCTGCTCTGGATCGCTCAGAGATCATGGCCAAGATCAATTCGATCAAACCAGAGTGGCAAAAGCCAGCGGCATGGTCGGCAATGGAGCTGCACGACCTCCACAGTGCGCTTGGGCAGGTGTCGGAGATGGATGACAGCGACTGGAGTCTCCTGCGCCGCTACATGGCCGCTAGGACGCAAACAGGCGCGGGATTCTGGCAACCGAAGAGCCGAGGGCAATTCGTGGCCAACTTTGGCGATGTCTACGGTCATGCTCAACGCTGGGCCAGCAAGGACAAGCCAAAAGTCGTCACGCAGCCGGAACAGGTGCAGGCGCGGGATATAATTGATCGTGATTCACTCAAGGCGATTTTCGGATGAATACTCCACTCATGGTGATGCCTGCCAATCACTCCTCGGCAATCGTCCATTACTGGAGCGGTAAGCATCCGGGTAAAATCGGGTGGCTTATTGGACCAACAGCACTTCCTAAGACAAAACTCAGACCATGGATGCCTTTTGCTCTCGACAACGATGCTTTTAGCGCTTGGACAAAAAACAGAGAGTGGGATGAGACTGCATGGATTGCAATGCTCGACCGCGTGAAATTGTCGGGAATGTCACCAAAATGGGTTCTTGTTCCAGACGTTGTGGCAGATCGAGAGGCGACACTAGCCAAGTGGGAAATCTATGCTCCAGTCGCAGCTCGATATGAATGGCCGCTTGCCATTGCTGTGCAAGATGGGATGACGCCAAAGGATCTTCCACCAAATTGCATTGTATTTGTCGGAGGCACGACTGAGTGGAAATGGCGCTCGCTACCAATGTGGTGCGCTACTGGACGCAGGGTGCATGTAGGTCGAGTGAATGAAGTTGAACGCCTGCATATCTGCGAACGTCTCGGAGTTGAATCAGTGGATGGAACTGGGTGGATGCAAGGAACAGAAAATGGCCGACAAGCAAGAGCACTTGGAGCATGGCTTGATGGAAAAATTTTACCGCATGACGAACTAGACTTATCAACATGAACACAACACAAAACGGAAAAGGTGATGCGCCACGCCCGGTGGATGGCGAGCGATTCCGATCGGGATGGGATGCTATCTTCGGCGGGAAAAATCACGAATCGGTTGACGAAGTTACAGGCCGTGAGAAAACGGAATGTAGCAAGTCAAATGATCATGCAGTCCCAACACGATCTGATCTCAATACATGAGCAAGCGCCAAATCTCTACCGAGAGGCAGCAGACTGCTTAATGCGTGTGCTACATGGCGCAATCGAGCGCCAAGTGGACAGCGTCCAGAAGTGGGGCATCGCATTTGCTACCAACAATCCGATTTGCTCCAACCGCAGCATGGCCGAGATTGCGTCTATGCTCGGATGCTCCAAGGCATCGCTGTCATATGAGGCTCGTCGATTCTGCACCGAGCATGGACTTCCGCCTTCGCGCTACATGCGATCCGAAGCGACCTCAGAAGCATCACGACAATCTCGCAAACGTCACATAGAACACAAAACACATGAACGAACTCGAATCAGCAGTCGCACAGCAAATTAAGCATTGGCACTCAAAGGCAGAAGCATTTGCCAATGACGCCAAGACCAGCGCAGCAGATGCCATGTCATCCGCAGTCAATGCTGGCAACTTCATCGCCCAGGCCGAGCAATTGTCGCGTGGCAAGATGCTTGCCTGGCTGCGAGACAATGTGCCGGACATTACGATTGAGAGGGCCAAGGCATATCTCTCGATCTTCCGAACGTCCGAGGCGCGGTCCGAGATGGTCATCGACCATAGGCAATTGCTCTTGCTCGGCGTCATCGACCAGAAGATCAGCAACCCATCAGATGCTACGCCAACCAAGATCGACTCACCGAAGTGGATGGGATGGAAGGGCAACATCTGCGCATGGTTTCACAAGGAAACAGCGCAGCGTCCGATTGAGCGCTGGACGCCCGAGGAGCGGCACGAGGTAGCCAATCAGCTCAAGCCACTGGTCGAGATCTACGAGAGGCTCAGCGGGTCATTCTGATGATCATGTTCGACAATCAAGAAATTGGCGCTTGTTGCGTTGCTTGTGATGTTTTCTTTATTCCAATGAGGGGAGCGATTGGGAAATATTGCTCAAAAGCATGTATGCATCAACATCGCCATTATTCAAGGGCTAATTTCTTCCAATGCTCAAAGTGTCTGGCATCAGTTGGATTAGGAATGGCAGTGGTTAGCAGACTTTTGCGTGCTGATAAGACTACAATATCAAGATCATGGAAGAAAGAAGGAGTAAAAGCAAAACTCCCTGAGTGTGGAAGTTGGAGGATTTATGCTCAAAGACGTAAATCAAAAGTCTACGGATGGTGGGGAAATGCAGAAACGGCAGCAATGTGGATGAGTCAACACAAGGAAATTTTTCCAGATTGGTCTTATTTGTGGTCCAAAGAATATGCAAAAATCAAATCAAAACAAGCATATCAAGCGCTTACTAGTAAAGAGAAAAAAATAAGAAATAAAAGACTACAAGAACAGAGAAAGATTCGAAATGCTGAAAACCCTATCATTAAGGTCAGGAACCGTGAAAGGATAAACGCATGGAAAATGAGAAACCCAGAAAAGAACAAAGAATCCAGAATCAAATCCATAAAGAAAAGAAAGTTGAACGACCCAGGATTCCGAGTTCAATGCAACCTTAGGCATCGACTAAAAGAAATTATGCGTAAGGTCAAGAAGGGAGGGACAGAGCACAGAAATAATCTGACAGGGTGCAGCACAAGGCAATTAGCTGATCATCTTGAATCTACTTTTAAGCGCGGCATGACGTGGGACAACTACGGGACACGCTGGCATGTCGATCACATTATTCCGTGTGCTGCATTTGATCAGACAGATGAAAGGCAACGCGCGCAATGTTGGCATTGGACAAACCTGAGGGCATTGGATGCTCAGAAGAACATGGACAAGGGCGACAAGATCACAGAACCACAAATGAACCTACTCCTATGTGCAGCTCGTTAAACCTTAATGGGTGGCAAAGGAATCTCTTACTTTTCAAATCCATCGGAGTTGCGCCTCAT